ACATTTGACCTATTCCATAAGCAGTTGAACGCGGATTGTCTGCGGTATAATCCCAGCGAGACTCCCTGTTCCATAAAGTAAACAATGCCTTCCACTCATGATTACTTTTGTATGTCGCTAAAACTTTTCCTCTAGCGATTTGCTTTGCCATTTTCTTCATCTCGTAGATAGACACCAAGACGATTGGTTTGGTACATCGTTCGACTATAACTGTTTGAGTCTTCAAAAACATCGCACCCACAGCGTGAGGCAAAGTTCCCACAAAGATTACAGCAGTCATAATCCAAGCGTATGTTGTTAGTTTCATTTTTACTCCTCAATTGGTGCGGTTGCCTGCGTTCCACAGTCAACACACTCCATATCTCTGAAATACATCCCAATAGTACCATCCTCTTGGAAGGCCACCTTGAGATTCCAAATGTAACATCCACAGATGCATACAGTGGTAGGTTCACCACGTATATCCATCGCCCTTGTATAATCTGGCTTTAGTTGGTTTATATCTTTAGTCATCGTCATCTTCCCACTCATCAGGTTCTACTGTAGGAAACGGATTTCCCCAGTCAGGAGTAGGTACGATAGGGTCGATGAAACTCATTTTAACCTCTCAGCGATGTCAGAAACATCCATGTATTCGGGATTAAAGTTCAACCAAAAGGCAGTGTTGCCTGATGGGTCTGCCTTACCATAACGGTTCTTCACAGGTGCTACGGCAATAAAGCCAGGAGCATCAGTGCCAACTGTACAGATAAGTGCAGGTAACTGTGCAACCATACCCTGCAAAGCAGAGCGAGGCTGACACGGTGTACCTACATAGGACTCCTTTGTATGGTGGAGTACTAGGACAGCAGCGTTAGTATCTCTTGCGAGGTACTTGAGTTCTTTCAGAGTAGAGCGCATGTTTGCAAACTCTTCTCCGCCATCGTTAGAGATATCCATAAGGTTATCAATAACGATAAGAGTAGGTGAGCATCCCCATAGTTCTTCGAACGCAGCAACCTCTTGGTCTAAATCATCTAGCGAAGGGCTAGACTCGAAAGACCAAAAGATGTGCTGTGCATGTTCGTTGATTACTTTCCTTGAAGTAGCAACCTCAGTCTCAAGTAAAACTTCTACATCAGATTGAGTCTTGCCAGTTATCATGGATAGTAATCTCATAGCCATTGTATGTGCATTGGTATCAGCACTGACATAGAGTGTTGGAACCTTTGCTTTCAATGCTATTGCTAAAGCAACAGAAGACTTACCAGCACCAGGTGTGCCAGCAATCATCGATATTTCGGCACGTCGAAACACGACTTTGTTGACTTCAAAGGTACGAAAGACAGTTGGTAGCGGTTCGCCACCTATGTCTTTGCTACCTACGGCGCGGGCAAGTGTTCTCATTGTTTAGAAAGTATTCCATTCTGCATCGTTACGACGGATAAAGACTGGCTCACACTGGTCTGGAGTTCCCTTTGGAGATGGGCACATATAGCCCTTCCAAGGTCCCTTAGCCCCTGAACCCTGTCGCTTAGTCATTACACCATGGTGACACTTCTTAGACTCTGGTCCCATTGTATTGGTAGCAGTTTGTGTTGGATGTGCACTGTGGTCAACTTGCATGTTTGGATATGACTGGCGAATGTTTTCGACAGCCTCTGATGCATTCTGTGGTGCACCTGATAGTGATTGCGCCATCTGCTTGAGAAGGTCTTGTGACTCCTCGATGCCTACGGCTTGCTCTAGAGACTCACAGAAACCTGCGTATGTCTCTGACGCTACAACGAATATACGTCCGTCGTAGAGTTTGCTACTGACTTGGAAATTACCAGTCATTTGTTTCCCCCTCATTCATGTTCGAGTTTGAACTCTATGCGTTGCTATTAACATATTTACAGGAGGATGTTATACCACATCGACCACAGTTAGATAGGTTAGGTAAAAAGATTGTTTCTTTGCGTGCCTTGTCAAAGGTGTTGAGTATATCTTCTACTCGCTCTGAGTGCAAATTGCTTAGGCTCCATAACGAAACGTAACCAGTACGTGCATCCCAAAAGCCTGCCTTATCGACAGAGATACCTTGCTTCTCAAGCGCCCACGCATAGACAGCGAGTTGCAAGGGATGCCTTTGGGATGACGCACCAGTCTTGATGTCGAGGAGTACCCGATTCCCCTCGAAGTCAACCATCACTCGGTCAATGGCCATCTTCACAGATGAGTCATCGATTTCAATCTCATATTCTTTTTCAATAAAGTCTTCATAGATAGACCAGCCGTTCATGCGGAACTTAGCCCAGTTCTCTAGCATCCAGCGACCTTCGCCATACCACCATGACATGTCTTCTTTCTTAGCAAACTGCCAAGTATTCATGTCACCATTGGCTTCTTCGTCTTCTTTTACTTGGGCAAACCAAGCATCGTTCCAGATTAAATCAAGGTATGCAGAATCTAGTGTGACTACACCAGCATGGTCATAGTTCTCGGTAGCCTTGTGTACTGCTGAGCCACCTGTAAACCATACGGCGTGTGCTTCTTTAACGCCTTCGACTTTTTGTAAATAGTATTTCCAGCCACACTCTTGCCAAGTGGTTAAACTGGAATAGGAAATATGCTTAGGTAATTCGTTCATGGTCATAGTGTAGCACAGCCATGAGAATCATATGGGTCGAATCCACAGTAGTAGCAATCCATTGTTTCGCTACATTCTTTGCAGACATAACGGAACTGTGTTTCATCGCAACAGATGTGCATCTCATCTTTGATGTTGTAGTACTCATTTGCATCTATAAATTTATTCATACGGATACCGTACCACACGGGTTTCTTAAATGCTGTCTGAACCAGATTTTAAGAAACGCCCCCCTACCCCCCATAAAAATTAATGGTGGTTCAGGGAGTTGGAATCAGACATTTGTCGTCACCGTCATTTGAAGTTTCCGCCCCACGGTTACCCGCCCTTTTATGATACACTAAGTTCCTAATCTTGGAGGGTTGAATGGCTAGTTACGAATACAAATGTGAGAACGATTCAGAGGTTGTCATTGTCACTAGAGGCATGACAGATGATGAGATTATACCCTACTGCGACACCTGTAATGACCCTATGGTCAGGGTCTATAACTCTGCCCCTGTCAAGTTCAATGCTAAGGGTTTCTACTCAACTGGTGGGTGAACTGTACGGGGTGTACGTAAGGTGGATTTAGTGCGTTCAGTACACCCTTAGCAAAAGTAAACAAAAGTAAATTGACCTTGAGTTGAGGCGATAAGTACCCCTGACCCATACATTATGACCTGGAAGCCCTGAAAGTGGCGCAACTCGCCATCTTTCCGACCTGTTTGAGGCATCCTATGGACGACAAAAAAGCCCCCCCACTCTACTATTGCTAGTAAAATGAGGGGCTAATTGTAGGCTTTGCCTACTTTGTCAAACCGAAGTCCTTCGCTGACTTATCGAAGTACTTAGCAACTGGACCAACAAAACCTGCGAGGAAGGCGTAAGCCAACTTCTTAGGGTCTGTTTCTCCTGCTAGGTACATTGCAACTACCGCTGCACCTGCTGCGCGAGCATAAGTGAGTGATACTTGCTTAAGTGTATTGATATCCATTGGTTCTCCTTAGTTCAAGTATAAAAGTCTTATGACTTAAATACAGGCTTGCCAAATCCTACCACAACTACTGCAGCAGATTTCTTTAATGCTGGTCCGTTCTTCTTCTTGTAGGCACGCTTTTTCATGCATACTTGACCACCATTACGTTGGTCACCCTTCTTATCTGGGGCAGTATTGCCTTCGATACAGGTAACAGTACCGTCTCCATTATCGCGGACTACAATCCCAACATGTGAGATTCTATCGACGCCATCGTTCGGGAAATCAAAGAAAACGATATCTCCTGGAAGTGGTGTGGCTTCCTCAGCCTTCTCCCACTGACCCTTCTTGATGAAGGCAGATGCACCAGCAACTGTTGATACGCAGTTAGGAATCTTTAGTCCTACCTCGTTAGCACACCAGTTCACAAAAGAACCACACCAAGGCAGGAAGTTAGCCTTAGTAAAGGCTCCATACTTGGTCTCGTTGTCCTTAGGTCCTTCGATGACACCAAGTTCTGCTCTTGCAATCTTGATGAAGTCGTTTCTTTGTCCCATTATTCACTCGCTTTCTTGTCAACCTTAGCAAAGGCTGCATTGATTTCTTCTGCAGATAGGTTTCCATCTGCTAGGAAGAAACGTGCCAAAGCCTCAAGTACACGTGCACATCCAAGTGCACCTGCTAGTACTGCTGCTTGCCATACTTCAATTCCAACAAGAGAACCAGCACCAATAACTCCTAGTGCTTCTGCTGCAATAACAGCAAGGATTCTCATCATTACGTTCTTAAATGTTGCCATTATTCGTCCTTCGGGTTACGTAGTGGGTATGTAACTGCCCACGCAACAAGCGTTCCGCCAATTGCATAACCAACTACTGTCTTGGCTGAACCATCGAGGACCACCCAGGCAATGAACATGCCTAGTAGAGTCCACAGTTGGTCAACCATATCTTTCATTATTTTCTTCATGGTTTTCTCCTATAGGCTGCTGCTGCTCCTGCCATGCCTGCTGCATTAACTGCAGCCTGGCCAGCAATAACTGATGCGACAATAATCTTTTCTGATTCTTCACGTTCTTCATCTGACATGTCAGCACCGATACTTGCAATAGCAAGAAGTGCTTGACCTGGGTCATTGAAGATTGCACTGATAAGTTCAGTAGGGTTTTCAAGAACTACTAATGCTGCTGCTACTTCTGCTGTGATGACAACTTCATTGCCATTCTCATCCTCACGGACTTCTACAGGTGTAGCAGGTGGTAAATCTTTGTACTCAAGACCTGCTTCTTGAATTGCTTCAGCAGTAACAGGTGCACCATTTGCTGCTTCAATGATTGCTTCAGCCACAATCTGCTTCTCTTCTGTGGTAGCATTAGGGCTTGCGACAACAGGAGGTTCAGGTTGAGGAAGAATTTGCGTTTCCACATCTGGGGTATCAGACGTTTCGGGCTGAGGCGTTACCTCAGGCTCACTAGGTTCCAAAGGAGGCATGGGCTCTGATGGCACATCTACGGGTGGTTCCTCCACTGCAGGAGGTGGCTCAACAGGCTCCACAGGGGGCGCTGGTGGCTCCTCTACAGGAACGGGTGGCTCTTCAACGGGTACAGGAGGCTCCTCTGGAGCCACTGGAGGCTCTTCTGCGGGAGTTGGAGGCTCAGGTTGAGGCTCAGGTGCTGGAGGCTCGGGCTGCACTGGCACTGGCTCAGGTTGAGGTAAAGGTTCTGGCATTGGCTGTGGAGTCGGTACTGGCTCGGGTACGGGAACAGGTTCAGGCTGAGGCACTGGAACAGGCACAGGCACAGGAACTAGAATAGGTGTAGGTTCCACTACTGGTGGAACTACAGGAATAGGTGTAGGCTCGACAGGGATAGGGGTAGGTAATGGTTCTGGGATTATTGGTTGCACTGGCAGTACTGGCGTTGCTGTACTGGTATCTGCAGGAATTGGAGTAGGTAATGGAGACGATTGCGTTGTTGGTTCTGGGGTTGCTACCTGGGTTGGTTCTGGGCTACTTGTCGGTGATGCCTCGGGTGTTACGCTTGGAACGGGAGTTGGTTCAGGCGTTGGAGCCGAAGAAGGCTCAGGCGAAGAAGTTGGAGTTGTATCAGGTGTTGGTGAAGACGTTGGAGTTGGACTTGGTGAGGGCTCGGGCTGAGGGACTGGTTCTACAGTCGGAGTTGGGCTCGGCTCAGGTGAGGTTGTCGGACTCGGAGTTGGAGTTGGTTCGGGTGAAGAAGTTGGCTCACTTGAGGGAGTCGGAGTTGGAGATGGCGTTGGACTTGGCTCACTCGAAGGTGATGGCGAAGGAGTAGTTGGTACTCCATTGTAATACCAAGTACTCTCAGGTGCAGTTGTGCTTATAAAAGTTTTCCATTGTCCCTGTGTTCCAATAGAACAAAAGAGTGCAGCAATGTTTCCTTTGCCTTCAAAGAAGCCAGTTGTAGTATCCCAACCAACATTAAACACTCTGGCTTCGCCAGCCTCATTGCCACAAGTAACAGTTACCTGACCTGTGTTCTCTGCATTTGCTGCAGGTATGAACAAAGATGTTCCCATTGCTAGGAATAATGCGGCTAGTACTCTACTTTTTCTCGCAAAGAAGTAAGTATATTTCGTCAACACGGGCTTCCAATCGATTCACTTGGTCTTTAACGGAACCGCCCCCGTTAGGTTTCAACTCGTATAAATAATGCTTTACCAGCCAACGAACTCCACCAGCAAACGCTGCTGCAATTGTTGTGACTGATACTATTAATGCTGCCCAATCTACGGCTGTCATTATAAGACCGTCCTAACTGTAATGATAAGAACGCCACCAAAGCCATCAAATTGACCTGATGGTGGAGTCTTACGTGTGAAGTTAATTCTTTCAATAATTGCTTGCACACGTTCTCCTGTAGTAAAGTCTTGCACGTTTACAATATCGCCTAGTTTTTCAATATCTTCAAGAGTTTGAATACGCTCCCACGCACGTCCTTCGTATCCAGTCTTTACGTTATATCTATCGGTTTCTACGTCATAGCACCATACAGGGAACTGAATCACCCGTTGACGTGCTGTAGCAGGCAGAGACTTTATTTGATAACCCTTAAATACAGGGCCTTGGCTGGTACTGGTTGCACTACGTGAGAGCGTAAACTTGTAGGATAGATACTCTTGTGGACCTTCTGGGTTGGTTGTAGCAGCCTCTGGAGTACCAGAAGCAGAATTGTAGGTAATAATTGTGTATTGGTTATTAGATGCATCAATAGCATAAAGGTCCATACCACCATTGGAAAAGTCACCACGGGCACGGATAAACTTGTAGTTCTTAGGTTCTAGTGTTCCATAACGGATAGCACCTGTAGTGACATATCCAGTTGAGCGCAATACTGTTGCTGACTCAAGGTAGATAGCACCATTAGTTGCTTCAAACTCTGTACAGAAGGCAAGACGATTAGTAGTGCCAATAAAGTTGACTGCAGTTGTATAGTGAGTTGTAGTCTGAGTTACCTGTAGGTCATTTGCATAAGCAAATCGTAGTGGCTCATTCTCGATATTCTGACCTAAGTCAATACGGATAAGTCCAGCATCTAGAGTACCAATACCTGATGCACACCATACAAAACGGTCACGAGCAGCAAAATCATAGACTGGCTGAGATGTTTCAACAACAAGTGGACCATAGGCAAGAGAGCCATCTTGGTCATTAATTGTAGCCACACGTACACCCTTAGACGTACCAATCATCATGTAGCCTAGATAGTAGTAAAGTTTTTCAACTACTTCACCAGTAGGAAACTCTGCAGAAACTACAGCCTGTGTAAGGGTAGGCATAGCCCCAGCACTAGTAAGTGTGTATTTTTGAATTGTTGAGTAGATACCTGAGTGACCAGCAGTGTAGATAGCAGGACCAGATGCAGCAATAGTAGTGTAGTGATAACTAGTGTTAGGATTTGTATATATAGCAGTTGGAAGTGCGCTAGCATTAGTTGCTAATTCATAGACTGAATTGTTCACACATAGGATAATACGGTCTTTGATAAACTCCATGGCTGCATAAGTAATAACAACACCAGTTGCAGTAAACATTGGTGAGGGAATAGTTGTTGTATTATCAGTCAGTAACTTCTTGTACATATGGATTTTATTGGCTCCGCCAGCCACAGCATTGGTTACCCAGTAAGCATATACGCCATCATCACAGATAGCATAAACAGGTTCTGCGCTGCCAGATATGTAATCAATAAAGTGAGTTACAGTTCCATCTGCAGCAATCTTATCTACATCGTACTCATCATGTAGAAGGACACCCTCAGTGCCACTCCATTTGATAGAGCGGATGTGTTGATTAGGATGCTGGTGGTCTGTGCCTGTAACTGCGCCAGTTGTAATGTGTGTGTCTACAACATCCTTAAGAAGTTTTACTTCACCTTTAGTCCAGACATCTACACCTTGTGAGTCAGTAAAGCGATACTTAGTTGCCTCACCTGCTGATGGGTCATAGAACTTAATGCCACTACCAACATGGAAAGATGACTGTGAACGAATCCACCAACCAGTCAGTGACTGTTCTCCTGGCTCAGTGCCGTTGTCAAACTGGTCTTTGCGGTATGGAGCAGTCTCTCTTTGGTAAGGAGTCTGGTCTGTAGGTGCTAGGAAGAAAGGTTCTCCACCAATAGCAACATCAAAGTCCTCAGCATTGTTGGTCCAGAAACCAGAGGTTCCAGGGTTACCAACGTTTAACGGTATATTTTCCGTAATATCTGGGCTATAAGTTGACACTTTGCTCCTTAAAAGGGTAGTAAATCTGTTTCATCTATGGCATCATCTATTGTGCGGGTAGGTTGATGAGTACAACTACCACATTGAATACACATAGTTACTCCAAAAATTAGTTGAGCAGTTTGTATCCTTGCTCAGGGATAATTGTCATTCTGTTGGTTCTAGGGGTATTGTCATATCTGGACTTGTATATATTCCATTTTTAAAAGTCCATCCTGGACCTGCAATATCACCTTCGTTTAGTAAAACTGCATCAGGATAATGAGCATCAATAAACTCTTGGTTTGCTTCAATAGTATTTTCTACTATATTATTTTTAATAATTGCATATTTAGACATTGTTTCTCCTTAACCCCAATAAGTTATAATACAGTAACCAGTAGCACCTGCACCGCCATTGCCAGCGTTAAAACTAGAAGTGGCACCGCCACCTCCGCCACCACCGCAACCAGCATCAGTTGCTGTTTGACCAGTTACAGTGCCAAGTCCAGAAGTACTGTTCATATAACCACTTGTACCTCCATCATTTTTGGTGCCAGCATAACCGCCACCACCAGTACTAGAACTACTATCAGACATTCCACCTGAACCGCCAGCGCCACGTTGTAGTATTCCCATTTCAGAAGTAGGTCCTGGAATTGAAACAGATGTTCCAACAGTCTGACCGTTAGGTCGCCAGAAATTTATGCCACTACCATATCCAACGTGAAGTGCATTATAAGTATATTGATTTAGGTTGTCAGAAAAATTAATAGGTCTTGCTGCGGGACCCATACCTTTACTTCCACCATAAAGATTATAAGTATCACCAATCATTGATTCACCTTGATGTGGACTACCAGAACCACCACCAGCACCAGGGGTATTTGCAACACCAACAACGTGACCACCAGGAATATAAAATCCCTGAGAGTTTACACCAAATCCACGGCGAGTATAATTATTGCCTCCATATGAACCAAACGAACCAGCGCCGCCACCAGGTGCATAATAAAGTGAATTTACATTAGATGTGCCACCATTGGCACCATCTGTTCCAATACCTATTGACGTAACTCTTCCTGTACCACCTGAGCCACCTGCTCCTAATGTTACTGTAGCATTAGCAGTAAGAGATACATTTTTGTAAAGTACTACAACACCAGAAGCACCACCACTTCCACCATAACCATAAGTACCAACAGTTGTATGTTTACCGCCTCCGCCTCCGCCTCCTCCACCACCACAGATTTCGATATCTACAATAAGAGGTTGTCCAGCGCCATAACCAGTAGGAAGTGTAAATGTTCCAGATGCTGTAAAAGTTGTTTGCTTGCGAATTACGCCGCCACCAGCGGCTACTAATGAGGATACAGCCATTATGAAATCTCGCTTCCGAATGCAGAGAATGTTAGGTCAGCAGTTGATGCATAAACTGTAATGACATCAGTGTCGCCTAGCGTTACGCCAATAGTAATAAATGTGCTGTTGTTTGCAGTCACTGCAGAGTCATATGCAATGTAGTGTGATGTAGCAAGAGCAGCACCATCAGGGCGAATAGCCACACGAAATGTAGCACTTGACGCACCACGGTTAGCAACTGCAATAGTTGACACTACTGTCTGTGTAGTTGCTGGTACTGTGTATAGAGTTGTCGCTGTTGCTGAACTAGGTGCGACTTGTCCTAGTACTTTATATGTTGTTGGCATTGTTATGCTCCCATTGTCATTAGTGCTGTCGGAGTTGAATCTGCTGCAGCCACCGTAGTGGTTACAAAAGTTGTAGATGCTTTAGTGTCCATCTGTGTTTGAAGAGCAGATGTAACGCCGTCAAGATATGCCAGTTCAGTTGCAGATACAGCCGATAAGGCTGTCGCTGCATTGGCTAGGTCACGTGCTTTAGTCATTAGTTACCTCAGGTTCTGGAGTTGTAAATGTTGTGCCATCCCAGATGTCGCCTGTTCCAGCAAACTTTCCACCAAAATTAGCATTGTAAGATGTCTGTACCCAAGTACCTCCTAGGTTACAATCGTTAGCAAGGAACTCTTGACCACGGTCTTCGTGTTCATCTGCTACTACTAGTACTCGAAGTACTACATTGTTTGAATCTATCTCTGCAAAATGTGCCATTGTATTATCTCCTTATGACCAATATGTAACTATTGCGTAACCTGAACCGCCAGCACCACCCGAATATGCTGTAGCGTTATTATGGAAGGCACCGCCACCACCGCCACCAGTGTTAACTGTTCCAGCATCTCCAGCAGCATTTGTATTACTTCTACCACCGCCGTGAATACTTGCTGCATTAGCAGCAGCAGAACCCCCACCGCCAAAGCCTAATATTCCAATACCACCAATTTGGTGTGCAGTTCCACCAGTTGTATTACCGCCTAAACCACCTTGATAAGCAATTCCACCTACTGGACGTGCTGATGTATCACCACCTGTTGCACTTCCGCCAGCACCTCCGCCGCCGCCAGAAAATGATGGGCCTCCACTGTCATAACCACCGCCGCCTGTTGTAGCGCGACCGCCTGGAGCACTTAAGTTAACTCCACCAGAGCCACCGCCATAAGCAGTTGCCAATGCTCCAAAAGTAGTATCACTGCCATTTGTGGCTGATGCTCCACCACCACCTATAGTTACAGTATAGGCAGTACCTGCAGTAACATTTAAATATCTTGTAATAACTCCGCCACCGCCACCTCCGCCGCCAGCAGAGCCAGCAGTTGTATTTACGCTTCCGCCTCCACCACCACCGCCAACAAGAAACACTTCTACTGCAGTGCAATTAGACGGAGTAGTAAAAGTTCCAGTAGATGTAAATGTTTGTACTTTTTGTGTTACACCGCCACCAGCGGCTGGGAATACTGTTGATGCCATTAGGAAATCTCCACTCCGCTGATGTGAAATGATACTGCTACGTTAGATGCTCCACCAGTAATGGTGTTAGTTGTAGCAAGTACTTGCTTTAGGTCAATGTATGCAGTTGAGTTAGCAGCAATTGCTGATGTAGTATGCAGTGCTGTATTAGCCCCAGCCGTACCCATACCAAGCGTAAATGTATATGCTGATGAACCAGTATTAGTTACTGCGATATTTGATACTACTGTAGTAGTAGATGCAGGTACTGTGTATAGCACCGTAGTTGTTGTAGTTGTTGCTGCTCCACGGAACAGCGCTTTAGTTACTGTAGCCATTAGTTACTACCTTTCGTTTAGAGTGCGCCCATAAGGCTTAGTGTTTGAAAATCTTTAATGCTTCCAAATGCTCCAGAACCAGAGATTGTTAAATCTGTAGTAACTGAAAGACTTGTACCTGTAGCAGCGCCAATAACTGGTGCTGTTAAAGTTAGACCAGCAATTGTTGTTACGGTTGCACCTGATGCAATAGATGTTGAACCAAGTGTTGGCGCTGAGTAGCCAGATACTGTTGACCAAGTAAGACCAGTAGCAGTACTTGAGTCAGCCTGTAAGTACTGTCCATTAGTTCCAACGGAAAGTTTGCCCACAGTATCTGCAGCAGTTCCAGCAAATAAATCACCCTTTGCGTCGATGTCTGTACTGACAAGTGCAGTAGCCAACTCGAATGATGTAAAGGTAATAATCTCTACAATGTCTGAGGCAGCAAGTGCTGCAAGAGATGTGATGCTTGTGCCGTTGGTTGCTGTGTAGTCAGATGTACGAGCAAGAAGTACACCGTTGAGATATACCTGCTCCTTACCTGGCATATAGGAAAGAGTTAATCCATTAGCGTCAGAACCTGATAGTGATGTCTCTCCACCAGATGCTGTAAAGCGGTAACGGTAGATTGCAGCAGTTGAGGAGATTGAACCCCACTCGCTACCAGTCCAAGCGTACATAGCATTTGAGACTGTATCCCAGTAGATAGCACCAGTGATAAGAGCGTTACCATCATTATCTACAGATGGAGCAGTTGACTTAGCGCCTAAGTAGCGGTCATCAAATGAGTCATATGAATTAGCAGCAGCCGTTGCACTTGCTGCAGCAGCGGTAGCAGAACCAGCAACTGTATCTACATACGCTTTAGTAGCAGCGTGTAGGTCTACAGTTGGAGCACCTGACAAGGTGAGAGCACCTGTCATTGTAGAACCTGACTTAAGTACTACAGTAGATTCAAATGAACCACCGCTAGAGATTGCAGACGCAATTTCAGCAAGAGTATCAAGTGTGCCTGGAGCACCACCGACTAGAGCAGTAATCTGCGCATCAACGTATGCTTTAGTAGAGGCATCAGTAGAAAGTGTAGGTGTGCCAAGAGAAGTAATCTTCTGGCTGTTCATTGAGAATGAACCAGTAGGTGCTGCAAGGTCAGTTACCTTAGAGGTACGAACCTGTGTATCAAAGTCTGAGACAGTAGATGCTGTCTGTGTACCAGTGTGGTTAGCACGGGCTAGTGGGTCGACTGCTAACTTGCTCAGTGCAATACCAGCAGATGCGTTGATGTCTGAGTTGACAATAGTTCCATCTACCAAGTCAGCAGATGTAATTGTTCCACCAAGGTCTAACTTAGTCTTAGCAATTGCAGCAGTTGCTGAAATATCACCATTGACAATAGTGCCATCTGTAATATCTGATGATGTGATTGCGCCAGTCAAAGCCAACTTGCTATAAGCAATTGCTGCTGAGGCATTAACATCAGCGTTAACAATTGCTCCAGTACCAATGACTGTTGTTAGGCTTACATTGCCAGTACCGTCAAAAGTAACTCCACTTGCTTCTACATCTCCAGTTAACTGAAATGTACGACCAGTTGCTAGGGCTGTTGCAGTTGCTGCATTACCTGTTGCAGAGCCAGCAGAACCACTTACGTTACCAGTTACGTTACCTGTAAGATTACCTGTAAATGTACCTGCGATAGCACCAGTACCAGTAATGGTTGGGCTATCAATTGTTGGGCTAGTGCCAAAAACTGCAGCGCCTGTGCCTGTTTCATCTGTTAGTGCACCACGAAGATTTGCGCTAGATGGAGTAGCAAGGAATGTTGCAACTCCTGTACCTAGACCAGAAACACCAGTTGCTACTGGAAGTCCAGTTGCATTGGTTAGAACACCAGATGCTGGAGTTCCAAGTGCTGGTGTTACAAGAGTAGGAGATGTAGCAAATACTAGAGAACCAGTACCTGTCTCATCTGAAATAACTCCACGAAGTTGAGCAGAGGTAGTTGCTGCGTGTTGTGCAAGTGTTCCATCAATGTGAGTATTTGCCTCACGGAAGTCACGGCCAATAGCCATGTGACGTACCTTTGCACCAGCAGAGTGAGCAATAGCACTAGTGCCATCTACTCCAGTACCACGAGTAATTGTTAATGTTAAACTTCCAGTAGAACTGGGAGAGATGACATCTACAATTTCTTCAAGTGCCGTATCTGGGTCGATGACTACTGTAAATGTTTCACCAGCAGAGAGTGTAATACCACTAAGAAGTGCTGTTGATGAACCCACCACCATAGTAGAAGCACCAGAACCTAGTGCTGAGGTAAGAGTGGTTTCCTGGGAAGTAGAGGAATATTTGCGGACTGTCATATTTTAGTACCTCGTGTAATGGATGCGGGTTGGGTAAACGTCACGGAGTTTCTTGGTCTCTTCGTTCAGACGTTGCTGATAAAGAGCAAGAAGGAATCGGGCAGTAGATGCACCAGAGCCATATTGAATCTTGGTGTCTGCATTGTCTGCTTCTGCAGATGAGTAGTTAAGTCGACCTGGGTCAACAAACGATGCTAAGCGATATGCTGCACCGTAAATAATAACATCCTTGCAAGATGAAGGTAATCCAGTCACAGTCTCAAATACTGCACTAGATGCAGATTCTGTTAGCGTGGATGGCTTCTTTGAATAATAAACTTGAACTGTACGACCTGATTCGATACGGTCATAGATTGAAATACTCTGTGCTGTTGCAAATGCTGTTGTATTAGCAAATACGTCTGCGCGGTAGTTTCTTACAGGGAGCCACTCTTCTGTTGGTCCTGTTGGCTTGTATGAGACATACAGAATTGTCTGCACTTCGGCAGGAAGTGAGTATGTTGTCTTAACTGTGTTATATGTGAAGGTGTGAACTCCGACAGCAAATAGGTTAGGAAATACTGCATCAATTGTATCATTGATAGCCTTCTTAATAGTTGCTCGTGGGAAAGTAGGAGCAATAGTTACCTTAGTATTTGCTGTGTGTGCTGCAGCAGTTGTACCGTGGTAAGCACGACCATAAGGAGCAACGTTTCCAACTGATGAGATACGGTCATATGTATCTAGCCATATTAACTCGTCATCAATTTCCACAACACCTTTACCAATATTGGTCACACTGCCCAGACTTAGTGATAGACCAGAAGAGGTCACATCAGCAGTCAAATGAGTAGTACGGTCTTGCCTTAATGTATAGCCTGACAGATTGAGAGTAATCTCATCTACCAAATTGGCATAGGTCGTTGTCATTGGATTCCTTT